ATGGACAAACTATCCTACGTACTGCTGAAACTTCTCCATTTAGTAATGGGGTTGATTACTTTACATTAAACAAATTTGAAATCGATATGGAGACTGGGAAATCACTTCCAAGTATTGAGGATACAATTACACTATCGTTTTCAGATGATGGCGGTTTTACATTTAATAACGACCATACAATCTCATTAGGTGCGCAAGGTGAGCGCAAGAAGCGTATTATATGGCGCAGACTTGGACGGCATAGGAATCTTACATTAAGAGTTACTACACGTTGTCAGTCGCAAGTTAATATCATTGCTGCTCACGCACTTATGAGTTAATATGAATTTTCCTATATATACTCTTGATCCTCCACCTATTAACACACAAATTGCAGATGAAAATGGTATTCCTTCTCAATCGTTTGGATTCTTTTTACAAAAGATTTTTAAGAAATTTAAGATTTTTGATACTAATTTTAATACTATCCAAACAACACTTAATGCTGGAATCACAATCAATGTAGCTGTAACTACTCCAACTGGGACATCTACACTACATTTTACCGATGGAATTTTAACAAGTATTACATAATTAATGTTTCATATTGTGATATAATATTTGCATGAAAAACCTTGAACTACTATTATCATCAGGTAAAGATATTATCCAAAATATTAGCACTATGTCAGATGATGACTTAGGTGTTTTAGCTGAATATATAAATGATACTTTCGATAAAGCAGATATACAAACAAACCACTATTTTCATGCAGGTATCTATATTCGTGAAATGGTAGTTCCAGCTAATTGTTTTGTAATAGGACAAGCTCATACTAGCGGAGACTTCACTAATATTCTTACACAAGGATCAGCACTTCTACGCAATGAAGAGGGGGAGATTATGGAAGTTACTGCCCCATATATATCCAATGCTAAAAACGGAAATAGAAAGACCGCATATTTTACAAGTGATTCAAAGTGGATCAATATTCATAATACAGATAAAACTACTGTTAAAGAAGTAGAAAAGGATATTCTAGTACCTGAAAGTCCACTATTTAAAACACGATATGAGTATATAAAAGCTATAAAAGATATTGGCTTTACCCATGAACAAGTACAATCAATTACTCAACAGCACCAAGACTTAATATGTATTGATATGTCTTTATTTGGAGTAGAAGTACAATCTTCTCCGATAGATGGGATGGGGCTATTTACTACAAAAGATTTTAAGCAAGGCGATGTTATATGTCCTACTCGTATTTGTGACTTTAGAACAGAGGCGGGAAGATATACAAATCATAGTGACTTTCCAAACGTAGAGAGTAAGCTATTAGACGGTCAGAGTGTTCACTATATAGCACTTAAAGATTTACTTGTTGGTGATGAAATTTTAGTCGATTATAGAGAAGCTTACAAATTATTACGAGAAATGGAGAAATAAGATGGCAGGATGGGTAGCAGGGGCAGTAGCAATAAGCGCAGGATTAGGCGCATATTCAGCAAGTAGCGCAGCAGATAAACAAGCAAAAGCTGCTAAAGATGCAGCAGATAAACAAGCACAGAGCGCACAAGCTTCAATAGATTCTCAAAACGCGGCACTAGATAAACAAATTGCACTAAACCAACCTTGGCAAGATGCAGGGCTTAAGGCATTAGGAAAATATGCAGATAACCCAGCGTTTAAATTTGGAGCAGAAGATTTTACAGCGTCACCATCATATCAGTTCAGACAACAAGAAGGTGTTAATTCCCTTGATATGTCGGCATCATCAAGAGGTAAACTACTATCTGGTGCGCAAGATAAGGCTATAACAAACTATGGGCAAAATTTAGCAAGTGAAGAGTATGGAAACGCATATAATCAAGCACTTCAAAACTATAATACAAATCAAAACACTCAACTAAATATAGCTAATATTGGACGTGGTGCAGCAGGGCAAACGCAATCTGCTATACAAAGTAACTCACAAGGTGTATCAAACGCATTGCTACAAAATGGAAATAATCAAGCACAGGCACAATACGCAATGGGTAACGCATATGCTACTGGGGCGCAGGGTATGACTACAGCATTAAACCAAGGTGTTGGAAATGCTTTATATATGTACAATAAGGGGAAATAGTGAGCGAGTTTGCAAACCAATATGGAATTAATTTAGGTGCTATCGATGAAGCAGTATCCGCACAAAAAACAGCACAGCAAAATCAAGAGTTAAATGCTTTACAGATTAATAAAATTAAAGATGATAAAGTAAAAGAAGATGCGTCTGAAAAAGCAGACAAGGATTATATGAACAATCCTCAAGCAGCCGTAGCAACAAGTATTAAACAAAAGATGAACTGGGCTACTCTCGATGAGGTACAGCGCAAAAATGCAGCAGATCAACTAAAAGAAACTATTAATAAGCATGGTCTTGCAATCCACAACATCATGCAGATACAAGACCCTACTCAACAAAAACAAGCATTAGAACAAAACTTTCAACAGCTTTCACCAGCTGAACAACAAGAATATTCTAATAAGTATGGAACAACTTCGGAACAGTGGCAACAAAATTTACCGAATACTATGAATGATTTACTAGTGGCAAATGGTGGAGTTGATCTGCTACAAAGACAAGAAGATGCTAAAGTAGCTAATCAGTATAAACTCAATGAAGATGCGTTGAAACAAAAAAATTCTATTGATATTGAAAACTTAAAAGGTGGCTATACCCTATCAGCAGCAGATAAAAAAATTGAAGCTGATAAACTAACTCTTAAAGAAAAAGAAAAATTTACGTCTGGTGAAAATGAACTTAATCGTCAAAACCGTACAAAGAACGCGCAGATAAAGAGTAAGGGGAGCGATAGACTAACAGAGGGTGATAAGAACGTACTAGCACTTATGGATGCTAATCCGGGTATAACTCAAAACCAAGCAAGAATATATCTTTTGAACGCACCAAAAACTACAAATGTAAATGACCCTATCTATGGTGATAAAACAATTACATCAAGTAAGACACTTCCAAATGGAGGGAATAAGCCAGTACAACCAAGTGCATATAATCCTGCTAATGTGGTTAGGTATGGTACAAAAGGTGGACAAAAGGTGGCGCAAATGAAAGATGGAAGTATCGTCTATGTCAAATGATGGAGTTGTTTGGGATAAACCATCAGCAGATAATGGAATAGTTTGGGATAAACAAAAAGATGATGGAGTTGTTTGGGATAAACCAAAAGATAATAGTGCTAAATCAGTACCCCCTGCAAAACAAAATCCTTCATTATTAGATAAGATAAAAAATGAAGCAATAGGAGCAGGAGAGGCTGGGCTATCACTAGCAACAGCACTAACAACTGGAGCAGCTGGAGCAATAGGTGGAACAATTAGAGGTATATATGAAGCCTCAAAAGAACCCGATAAAGATAAACGTCAAAGCATTGTACAAGGTTATCAAGATAGGGGTGGTGCTGAATATACATATCAACCAAGAACTAAAGAAGGTCAGAGAGATATAAATAAAGTTAATGATACTTTAGAACCTCTAATGGCTTTCGGTCCAGCAGCAACAGAACTTAATGAATTGCATAGTGCTATTGGTTTTACTAAGCCATTGATAAGAAATACTGTTTCTAAAATAGGGAATACTGTTAATGCTCCTCTAGTAAAACGTCATGCTCCACTTATTGAAGCTGTAGAGAATGGAGAAGTACCACCACACGTTGCAGAGAAGATTATAAAATCAGACCCATCAGTAGTATCAGCAGTTAAAAAAAATACATCCTTTACAGATATTGTTGCAGATAATATAAATAAACAACCTACTGATGAAGCTATAACACCACCTAAAACAATTGAGCAAAGAATAGACGAACACTTAGTTAATAATGGTGAAGAGCCACATTTTGATACTACTATGAAGCCTTTATCACCACAAGAACAAGTAGACCATGTTACGGATAATATAAATAACGAGCAACCATTACAACATGATGAAGTAAAAGATAGTGCAACATTAGATGATTCTGGACAGCCAATGTTTAGTAAGGTAGGGGAAGTTAAAACTATAAAACAATTAGAGCAAGAAAATAAAACTACTATTCCAAAAGTTCCAACTGAAAATATATTTAAAAATAAACTTGGAACAATACCTACTGAAGAGAAAGTGGCATTAGATAAACATATAGAAAATAATGGGATTGAAAGTCTACCAATAAAAGAAGTAAATGTAGAAGATATTGTTCCTACACAAAAAAATGTTACTATTAAAAATCTACAATCAGTTAAGGGTAAGGATATCCCTATTGAAGATTCTGTAACTGCGATTGAAAAAGATGGAAAATATTATATTACAGATGGTCATCATAGAGTAGCTAATGATATTTTAGATGGTAAAAAATCTGTATCTGTTAAGGTGTTTAAGCAAAATGGAATAACTGAAGAGCAAAGAATAGCTAACCGTGACGAATGGCACAAAGATAGTCACCCACTAACTAAGAATGAAGACGGTACTCCTAAGGTTTTTTATCATGGTACTAAGGGTGATTTTAACACATTTAAAAAATCAGAGATAGGATCATCTAATGATAGCGGTATATGGGGTAAAGGATTTTATTTTGGTGATACCCCTGAGATAGCAAACGCCTATGCTAAGGGATGGAAAGGTATATATGATAAATCTAATGTTATGCCCATTCATCTTAATATTAAAAATCCTCTAATACTAACACAAGATACAAAAAAATCTATAATAGAAAAAATAAGTAAAGAGGTTGATAATCCATTTGAGAGTACAGCAGCATATTCCGATAGACTAACAAAAGGACTTATAGCTAGAGGATATGATGGAGTAATAGATAAAATAGGTGGGCATAATGTAGCTTTTGACCCTAAACAAATTAAATCAATCCATAATCGTGGTACATTCGATGAAACAAACCATAACATACTGCACAGTAAGGGAACTAAAGGCTCAACCACTACCGAAGCTATCCACCAACAAGCTAAAAAACTCCTAGGTAAACAATATGACAAACTAAAAGTCGATATAAACATTGTACAATCATATAAAGACCTCCCAAAAGATTTACGTGACCGTGGGGAAAAGTTCTCATCAGGTGGTGAAGTACGTGGAGTATTTGACCCTAAAGATGGTAAGGTACATTTAGTAGCTGATACTATTGGTACAAAAGAAGTTAATGGGGTGCTTATTCATGAGCTATTGCACAAAGCAAAAGCAAGTTGCGTAAAAGTATTAGGAGAATCTCACGATACCTTTGTCCTAAGACTCAAACAACTCAAAGAGGAACCATTAGTCAAACAAGCTTTTCAATCGGCTAAAGATGCAGGAACAAGTGCAAAACATATGGACGAAGAAATGATGTCATATCTAGTTGAGAAGTTCCAATTAGGTAAAGAAATGTCGCCTAAGCTAAAACGTTTCGTATCTGATATCATCGACGCTGTAAAAGTATTTGCATCAAAGACTGCTGTAAAACTTGGAGTTGATCCTAAGTGGCTAATATCTAAGATGAATGAGAAGGATATAGCGGCACTTTTAAAATCATCTGCTATTAAGCAAGGTGAAAATGTAGTATCGAAAGGAGATAGTATGTTTTCAAAAGCTTGGGGAGATTTAATAAAATCAGGAGTAAGCAATAAAGGAAATAAGATAGAAATATATGAACCATATAAAAACTCTTTCACTGCTATTATAAAAAACAAAAAAGGCGTAACTGTATCAAAGTTAAATTATGAAATAAAAGATAACAAGATAGTTCCACAAATGGCATTTACTGAGCCATCATTTAGAAGAAAAGGATTTGCTTCTGAGTTATATAAGTCACTGTCAGATATTGAAAAAAAATCAATTAGTAAAACTGTCTTAGAAAGAACAGAAGATGGGGAGTTATTTAGAAAAACATTCGATGAAACAAACCCTAACATACTATTCTCAAAAGCAAGTACAAAAGAAATGGTTACTGATGCAGTAGATAAAGCAACTGAAACTCTACAAGACTATTGGAAACCAGTTGAAAAATACCTAACTTCAAGTGATTTAGGTAAAAAAGTAAATGACGCAAGAAAAGCTATTTATGGGCGTACTGGAGCACGAATAGCAAAAGTACGTGATACTCAAATGGAAATAGTTAATAATATTGTCAAGCACTCTAAGCATATTTATGAATCGGTAGAGTCACTACGTAAAGACCTTAACGCATTTTTAATTGCACAACACGCTCCAGAAAGAAATGCTGCCTTATATGATGGTTCAGCAGGAGTTACAATACAACAGGCTAACGACTCACTAAAAGCTATGCAACAAGCAGACCCTACTAAGTATAAACTCCTTCAAGTATGGGCAGATAAAGTACGCTCATTAAATAACCAAACACTTGATATTTTAAAAGAAGGGCAAATTATTACTCCAGAGCTGTATGATACATTACGAGCTAAATATAAAAATCACGTACCATTACAGCGTATCATGCCAGAAGATGTTGAGACATCAGGAAGTATTACAGGTGGTAAAGGCTTTAGCGTAAAATCAACTGGTGTTAAAACTGCAAAAGGTAGTGACCTTGAAGTGTCTGATATTCTTGGAAACGTATCTGCAAACGTACAAGAAGCAATTATCCGTGCAGAGAAAAATAGAGTAGGTCTTTCAATGTGGGATATGTTCAAATCTGATCCTTTATTGGGAGAAGCTAGAGGGCTTAAAATGGTGGGTAAAGACCTTAAAGGTAAACCAATAATGGAAACTCCAACAGATAATATGATCGTGCTTTTTAAAGATGGAAAGAAAAAAGTAATTATCCCGAATGATCCAATAATAGCTAAAGTATATAATCAACTTAATGTAGAAGAGAGAGGATTAATAGCAAGAGTAGTAGCACCAACAACACGAACTCTTGCAATGATGTATACTCGTCTTAATCCTGAATTTGCGTTCTCTAACGTAGTGCGTGATATACAAGAAGCTTTTGTTTACAATGCAGCAGAGATGAGTGGTAAAGATGCAATAGGGGCTTTAGGTAATCAGCCATGGGGGATGAACGCTGTACGAAAATATATGATGGGTGATAGAACATCAGCAGAAGCAAAACTATATGAGCAGATGAAAATGGATGGTGGAACTACTGGAGGAATTACACTTGCTAATCGTAGTAGGATTACAGAGGATATTGATACTATGTTTAAAATCGCACAGTCAAACCCACGTAAAGTAGTTGAAAAAGTATTTGAGACTATTGATAACTTTAATAGTGTTTTTGAAGATGGAACAAGACTCGCTGCATATAAACAAGCATTAGATAAAGGACTCACAAGAGAACGTGCCGCTATTATTGCTAAAGAAACAACTATCGACTTTAACCGAAAAGGTACTGCTACCCCTTGGGTAAATTCATTATGGATGTTTTCTAATGCTTCAATACAGGGTTCATATAAAATGATAAAAGCATTTAAAAATCCTAAAGTATTAGCAGGAACAGTAGGAGTAGTATCAGGAATTTCAATGGCTGTTGATTCTTATAATGATGCTATAGACCCAGAGTGGAGAGATAAAGTAAACGACTTCGAGAGATCAAGCAATTATGTGATTTTACTTGATAATAAAGATGGTAATTTACGCCGTATTAATATACCTATTGGATGGGGATTTAAGCCAATAAAAGCAATGGTAGAATCTATCCGTGATGTCGCAGTAGGTAAGGCAATAGGAAATCCAGTAACCCGTGTACTAAAAGCAATATCATCTGGATATAACCCTATTGGTGGAAATGATTGGGTATCTACTATATCGCCTACTATCACTGATGTAGCTGTAGATATCAACCGTAATATAAGTTGGAAAGGTTCAGCTATTAGTCCTAAAGGAATGGACTTAGCAAACCCATCTGATAAATATTACCCTGAGACTCCGAATACATTAGGCGGTCGTATGGCTATAAAGCTTGTACAAGGTACTGAGAAGATAGGGCTTGATTTAACACCAGAAGATATAAAGTATATTACAAACTCTTACGGTGGTGGTCCATTAAACTTCTCAACAGGTATGCTTAATATGCTTACAAATGCTACAAATGGGAAAGATATTGACCCTAAAGATATGGTAATGGCAAGACGTTTCTATAAAGTTACTGACCCTAACAGACTTGAAGGATATCAAGGGAAACAATCTATTAACAAGATGATTGAAAAAGTACAAGATGCTAAAACTCAACAAGAAAGAATTGAAGTGATTAAAACAGAACTTCCAAAAATACCAGAAGCCGATCGAGCAAAAGCTATAAGTACTTTAAAGCATGGTGGGCTACTACCAAGCAAGCAGGGAATAGTAAAGTCAAGTGAAAAAGCACAGTGGGAAAATAATATTTTAAATCCTTTTGAAAGTTCATTGACTAAAAACAAATAAACATAAACATAATTAAACAAAACGTGTTATAATTTAGCTAATATAAAAGGAATAGATTAATGGCAGGACAAATATTAACCGATTGTAATTTTCAAGGTATCAGTAATGATGGACTTGTAACTGCGTATGGTAAGCTATATATTGTTTCCACTATTACTGGACTACCAGTTAGTACCTTTCAAGATACATCATTATCGATTGTAAATACAAACCCAGTTATCCTTTCATCATCAGGAAGAGCAAGAGTATTTCTATCTTATGGACAATATAATATCACGCTCAAAGATCAGTTTGATACAGTAGTTTGGACACTAAATGGCTATGTGTCATCTGTACTTGATAATCAGTCTATCATTGATGCAGCAGCATCTACAGCAGTAAACGCATCTTCCGCACAATCAGCTGCAACTATCGCAACTACACAAGCAAATATCGCTATTCAAGCTGGGAGTAGTTCAGCTTCATATGCACTAACTTGCTCTTCATTAGCAAATATGATATGGGCTTCATTTAATGTTGTTGATGGAGAGCTAAATGTTTCCTATGTTGATGGCGCAACCTCTACCCCGTCTCTCGTTGATGGTGAATTTATAATTACATACTAGGAGTATAAGTGGCAACTTTAAATTTCGGGCGTGTAGGTTTTGTTAATAAAGGAGCTTATGTAGATGCAACAGAATTATTACCACATAAGGTAAATGATATTGTTCAATATAATAATGGAACATACGCATGTATTCAAGCGCATAGCTCTACACAATTACCTACTAACATATCATATTGGCAAAAGTGGGCAGATTATGGTATACACACAGTATCAGATATTTCATCAACTGTTAATGGTTCGGCAGACTCTCAGTATATTAATTATTTTCCTGGTACATCAGGATTAAGTACAGGATACTTATCGATAAAAATTACTGGATTAGTTAGTGCTACATATTCATCAGTAGACCTTGGATATATGGAAATAACTGTAGTACAAGACGACAGAGATAGAACACTTGGAACAAACCCACCATCATATAAGTTTATGATTAAAGGGAACATGGATTCTGGTGTTTGGTATAACACACAAGCTATTTACTTAGGTTCTAGTATTAATATTCCAATTAATGTAAGATTTACTCGTACGGCTACTGATGCCTATATTGAGATTGGTGAAACTACAAGCCAATGGTACTATCCAATCGTAGAAGTATCCCACGTAGTCGGATATGCAGTTAGTGGATATACTCCAATATTCTTAGCTACTATTCAAGCTTCTTTAATGGGTACTACAATAGATAGTATTATCTTAGCATCATTTTATAAAGAGGACTCATTAGGCACCCCTATTGCTTCTGCATCAACTACAACTATTGGAACGCTTGGAGGAGGAGATAGCTTACATATTACGGGAACTACTACTATCAATAGCTTTGGGGTATCTACTACTGGTGCTTTGCGTATTATAACATTTGATGATTCATTAACACTTACTCATAATAATACAAGCCTAATTTTACCAACAAGTGCAAATATTGTTACTGCCGTAGGAGATGTAGCGGAATTTATATGCGAAAACGGAACAAGTGGTTATTGGAGATGTATTGGATATCAGAGAAAAGATGGTACCGCATTAAAAATTATTTCTATTCCATCTTCAGCTGTTGGAATAACACAAGCAGCAGGAACTAATACTACTCAGTTAGCTACTACTGCTTTTACTAAAGCAGAAATAATAGCAACAGTATCTGGTGCTAACATATCTGCTAGTACAAATGGCTATCAAAAGCTTCCAAGTGGACTTATTATTCAGTGGGGGAGCTTTAATCAAACTGCACAAAGTACAAGCTTTAATTTCCCTATTTCGTTTCCAAATAACTGTTTCGTTGTAACGGCTACACTTCAGGGGAATGCGTCTCAATCAGCAAGTGCCATTATCAATGTATCAGTATCTGGTGCTGCTTCAATGAGAGATTCAGTTGTTACTAATTTAGGGATAAGCTACATTGCAATTGGAAATTAAGGATAAATAATGAAATACACAACACTAGATGCAAACGGACTTCCAACAGCTTTTTATTCAGATGATATTCACGAGAATATTCCAGTAGATGCAATTCAGATTACAGATGAACAATGGCAAGAATGTATAAATAACCAAGGAACAAGACAGTTTATTGATGGTGTTTTAGTTACTTATGTAGCACCAGTTACACTAGCGCAGGCAAAGGATATAAAATTAGCAGAAGTAAAAGTAGCATATAACACTACTGTGTCTGCTTTAGTTGGAAATACTGATGAGTTCGAGCTAACCTCTTGGAGTATACAAGAATCCGAAGCAAGAGCTTATGTAGCAAGTAATACAGCCATAACTCCTTTACTATCAGGTATAATTATAGCTCGTGGACTTGGGGAAACAGTAGAGCAGTTTGCTAATTTAATTATTGCTAATGCAGATGCTTATCGAGTTGCTTATGCAAATATCTTAGGGACTTATCAAGCTAAACAAAAAGCTATCAATGTGGCTCTAACAGTTTCAGAAGTTCAATCTATTTAATTATAGATAAGCAAGAACTATTAGTAAATTACTTTAGTTCATTTACATCAACTCTATCATTTATTGATGGAGAATTTATACTAATATATTAAGGGGAATGTATGCAAACATTAAATCTAGGTAGAATAGGTATCGTAAACAAAGGTGCATATATAGGCGGAACTACAATATACAAAGTGAATGATATATGTATGTATAATAATTCAGTATATATCTGTATTCAAGCACATAGCACTAATCATCTACCTACTGATGTACTATACTGGACTGCGTGGATTGATCTTACTCAGATTGCACTGTTAGCATCTCCAGCACTAACTGGAACTCCAACAGCTCCTACGCCTACTGCTGGAACAAATAATACTCAGTTAGCTACAACTGGATTTGTTATAGGAGAAAAAGGCGGAAGAAGAAACTACTTAATTAATGGTAACTTTGATAAGTGGGATTATGCTACAAGTCAGACAACAGCAGGATATGGTTCTGATAATAGATGGTATAATGGCAATGTAGGTTCAACTAAAACACATTCACAGGTAGCTTGTACAGATACAGAAAGAGCATTATTCAATGCTATGTATTTTAGTAGAACAGTTGTATCAAGCGTAGCTGGTGCTGGGAATTATGCTATAAAGCAACAATCAATAGAGAATGTAAATATACTTGCAGGTAAAACTATTACTTTATCATTTTGGGCTAAAGCAGACTCTCCTAAGAATATAGCTATTGAGTTTTTACAAGTTTTTGGCACAGGTGGAACTCCTAGTGCGTCTACTATTAGTATTAGTTCACAACTAGTTTCTTTAACAACAACTTGGCAGAAGAAAACTATTACTGTAACTATTCCTTCTATCGTTGGTAAAACACTAGGAACAGATGGAGTACAAACTACTGCTACAGCATTAGATTTTTGGTTTGATTCTGGTAGCAATACTGCTTCACGTTCAGCTAACTTAGGTCAACAGTCAGGTACATTCGATATTGCTCAAGTTAAGATTGAAGATGGTTTAGTAGCTACTAATGCTTGGTATCCTTATGATGGTGAGTTTGGTGGAGAGGTTGCTGCTTGCCAGAGATACTTTAGTAAAATACAAGTAGCGTATGCTACTAGGGGCGGAGTAACGACTGGCGTCAATAGAATTTCCGCAAATATAGGAGTTCCGATGAGAATTAACCCATCATTATCTATAGTTGGCTCAATAACTATTTACAGTGCTACTACTAGTGTTTCTGCAGCATTAAGCACATTAGGTACTAGTTATTCTACAACAACAAGTATGCAATGTGACGGTACTACTTCGGCAAGTCTTGGAGGGTCACAGGGAGATATGCTTATTATTCTTACTGACCCTAGTGGGTATATTTCTCTATCAGCAGAACTATAAAAAAAAGGATTAAACAATGGTAAATATAATGGAAATTATATCAGTTAAAATACAAGGTAATGGTTGGTTACTAAATGGAAAAATGTCAGTACCTAACGCTTCAGGAAATAGAGAAAGAGAAGCTATTATGTCTTGGATTGCAGAGGGTAATACCCCTGAACCAGAGTTTACAGATGCAGAAATTTTATCTAAATCAATCACACGCTTAGAAAGCACAACAGACGCTTACATCCAAAGTAAAATAGATGTGTATAATTTAGCAAACGGTGTGAAGTTTAAAAATATTGACTCTTTTTCTAAGTACGCAGTAAACACAGCAAGCCAACATAACGCTATTGCAAACCAATTTATAGCATATGCAGATAATATTTGGAAAACTGTTCGTGCATATCAGTCTGTTGCTATCACTATTCCAACAGATGAAGAATTTAAAGTAATACTAGATGGAGTTGCTTTCTAATGAAATCATTTAACGGAGATGTAATACTAGAAGAGATGAAAAATGGATATTGGAAACTACAAGATAATTTTAGTTATGAAAATGACTCTATTCAAGTAACTATTAAGTCTAATTTTATTACAGATGGTGCTTCGATTCCAAAAATGTTTTGGAGTATTGTCGGTAATCCTTTAGAGAATTATTTATTAAAACCTGCAATCATCCATGATGGGCTTTATACTATTATGCAACTACCAAGAGCAAAATGTGATAAGTTATTAAAAGAGATGCTATTATTTAACGACACCTATAAACTAAAAGCAAATCTAATATATTATACTGTTAGATTATTTGGTGGTTCTCACTGGAAAAAAGATACAACTGATAAGATGAAATTTGTAGAAATAAAGGAAAAGATGTGCCATTAAATAATAATCCTAATGATTTAACCCAGTGGTTTACAGCATTTTGGGTACTAGGATTGTCTGTATGGGGCGGCACTGTACATACAATAAAAAAAGTACGAGATGGAGTAATTGCACGTTTTACATTTCGTGAATGGTTTTATGATATTATTACGTCAGGATTTATTGGTGTAGTTACGTATTTTTTATGTAAGTCAGCAGGGTTTGATGAGTATATTAGTGCAGGTATGATTGGTATAGCATCGCATCAAGGTACTAGAGCTTTACTCGTTATTGAACAATTAATCACAAAACGATTGGAGAATAAATAATGGAATTAAAATATTCACCGTACTTTACATTTATGGAACTAACAGATAGTACATCGCATCCAGAACTTGTTGAAAAAAATAGAGAAGATGCAATTAAGTATCAAAATTCAGGAATGAAACTATCTATACTTTTAGAGTCAATTCGTCACGTTCTAGGAGATAAACCATTAAAAGTTGATAGTGGTTTTCGTAATGAAGCTCTTAACTTAGCAGTTGGTTCAAAGGCTATAAATTCGAAGCATACTCTATTTGAAGCTTGTGATATTGTACCAAGTGGAATGAGTATTAAAGAAGCTTTTGCAGCACTTATGGTAGCTCATAAAGATGGGTTATTACCTGATTTACGTAAAGTATTACAAGAAGGTTCGTGGCTTCATTGTGAAGTTAGTACAAGTGTTGGAGACTATCGTGGTTTCTTTGTATCTAAAGATGGAAACATCACATTTGAAAAGGTTGCATAAATGGGCTTAGATAGAACAAAAATAATTCAAGATGTATATAGTTCTCCTATTACTAGATCAGTATTGGGTAACTATAATACAGTTATTAATGGTAGTGACTTTGCAGTACAACGTACAACAAACAACGGTCAGTTATTAGTAGAGTTAAGTGCTGATCCACTTGCAGAAGATACGCTATCATATTTGGAGTATCTAGGAACAGTAACTCCACCATTCAATCTTGATGTACCACTAAGTATCTCACAGCGTTCAAGAGGACAGTTCTTTGAATTAAGTATGATTCAGAAGCTATCCAATGCAACAGATATGTTTACTGTATCACCTGCTATTGCTATGACAAGTATTTCACAGTCTAGTACTACAATTACTATTATATTAGCTACTCCTACAAATATACAAGTAGGTGAGTGGTTTAATACATATGGTGTAGATGATAGTAGATTGAATATCTGTAATGCAGTAGTTTCAAGTGTATCAGCTGATAAGCTAACTATTACTTGTGGATATACTGGAGATGTAGTTAATACGTCTCTTACTATTTCAGCTATTACAAGTCTAGGATATTTTAAACCACAAGATAAGCCATCATCTTCTCTCAATGGAGCATCGTATGTATTTAGTGGAACAAGTGCTACATCAGCATCATTACTACTTCAGGCATCAGGTAGTAATGTAAGAACTAGCGGAACTAATGCAACTAGCCATTTACTTACAAATGCCTCAACTACACCAGTTTTTGTTAATGCCGGTAATAGTCAATTTGAGATTAAACCTACATCATCTTTTGAACTTGAAATAGATAAGACATCAGTAGGATTCCTTGACTATGGTGTAGATAGTGCAGCTGCTCAATCAGCTGTAAGATTACTACAAGAAACTGGAATACCTGAATACTATGCAGGCTATACACCATTACTACGTGCTCTTACTTCTAAGTCTACAACAAGACCAGTAGCTAAGATTGTATCAGCTGTAAAAAGTGGTACAACTACAGCAACGATTACTACTGATGTGGTACATGGATTAATAGCAAATAAAAGTGTAGTAGATATTATTGGATGTAGAGATCAAACTAACTTTATCACAACTACTGGGATTACTATTGCTACAGTACCAACATCTAATACATTCACAATAGTTTTTGGAACAGCAGTAACAGCAAATACTTATGGGGGGTCTGTAAGTCTACGAAATGGTAGCAACTCTACAGTAGGTAATGCTGCCCAAGCTATCCAGTCACTATCAATTGATGCCAATGGAATAATGTCAGTAGTTGGTTCTTCTACATGGAGCGGCATTACAGTAGGAGAATATGTAAACCTACATGGTGTGCGTGCTGATCTAACTGGAGTAGACTTAGGTTTCGATGGTGCCTATGTGCTTATTGACTTAAATGGCACTACTATGAAGCTAAAAGCTGTACTTAATCCTGATGGAACTAATACAAAAAATGGACTAGGAATAAATGTAACTCCGGCTATGCCAGTTACTTCTAGTGTAAACTGTGGTGGTTCTGTAATTATGAGAACTACTGGACGTATTCATGATTTAAGATTAGAAGAACGTAACTATAAAGCTGTTAAGATTTGGGGACAAGGTGAGAGCAGAACAGATATAGCTTTACCAGTTACCGTGCAGAATACATCTACAGTTGCTATAAGTGGTACACCAACAGTAGTTTCTACTTTGAATCCAGCAACTTCTGGTGCAACTTCTGGTGCAACTATGGCATCATATATTCTAGCAGCTACAACTAACTCACAATTGGTTATTACTGGTGCTAAGAACTTATTTACTATTGATGTATCTAATGACTCAGCTACAAAGTTTTGGCTAAAAATATATAATAAAGCTACTGCTCCAACTGTTGGTACTGATGTTCCAGTATTACGTTACTTAGTTCCTGCTAATACAATGCTAGAACTTCAAATCCCACAATACTATGGAGCTTACTTCTCATTAGGTATTGGGTTTGCTACTACTGGGCTAGTTGCTGACTCAGATACAACTGCTATCACTGCTGGTTCAGTAGTTACTATAAACTATAAATAATGATATCTAAAAATAAAAAAATATCAACTCACCCTCTATATAATACTATTTGGAGTGAGATTGGTACAGCAATTAACCAAAGGGACTAGCATGAAAAATATATCAGATAGTGTTCGTCCTATCCTTACATACCTTTTTGCAGTATTATATATCGGTGTTAGTACATGGGGAGTTATGATTGGTAAGATTGAGTTCTCTATGTATTTTGCCCAGATAGGTACTATGGTTGGAATGATGGTGTCATTCTGGTTTGGGGAAAAATCGGCTCTTAAAAACCCAAATGCTGGAACTGAACAATGATTTTATTCCTAGTTAAAAAATACTGGTTTAATGTAGTTATTATTTCTGTAATATCATTGACATATTTATATATAATTGGATTAAAGAGAGAGTTATCATCTCTTAATAAAGATAATTCAGTCCTACAAAGTAAATTAAATGAAAGCAATGCTTATTTACACGTTCAAAATTCCACTATACTTGCAAACCAAGCTGATTACAATGCTTCTATCGAAAAATTGCCAACAGTACTACATAAGATAGATACAAAGTATGTAACTAAAACAATAGAAATTGAAAAATGGAGGGATAATAATGCTTCACAAAACGATTGTAACGACTCCATTAGCTATATTAATAATTATAAGTTTTAATCTAGCAGGATGTAGTAAACCACAACCAGAACCTAAAATTATATATATACCTCAAAAGTGTATTATTCCTACCGTTGAAGAGCCAACTATTGATAATACTAGCTATACAAGAAGTAAAGATATAATCGCTAAAGCTATATTAAACTATGAGGCTATGAAAAAATATGCTGAGAAGTTACTATCATCTCAAGAGGTTTGTAAGTAGATAATTTTACTTATCTTGGTATGCTGTTCTAATTATAAGCTTATCCATCAATCTTTGCATTTCAAAATAGTCATAATACCACTCTATTTTTTGAAAGTCTCTTGGTGTTAGCTCATCAGTACCAAAGTATTTTTTAAATTTTGCTTTATAATATTTTAGTGCATCATTTCTGTTCATACGTTTTGGAAGATTATTAATACGATTTAGAATATTTTTTAAATCTTGTCTAAAGTCCATATCTTCACGACCAAGGACAAATGCCTCGCCGTGTGTTAATCCTTTATATTTACTTAAAACTGCCATTATCAAAACTTTCTGTTAAGTATACATCAAAATCTTTTTCAATATAGAAATGATTTGGAACTTCTCCGTTTATAACCCATATACTATGTAACGCATCAATCTCATTTAAAAAACCTTTGCTTACTACTTTCTCATGTTCTATTACTGTAAATCGTTCTCGATCTTTTTTAATTTTGTAATTTGTTAATTTCATAATTTAAAATCCTCAAAATCATTAACTTCACTATCAATCGCCAAAGCATCGCCAAAAGTCTCTATATAATCAATTCTATGCTCTATCTCTTGATAAATAGCTATCTTTAACTCTCTATCTAATTCACTCATAGATGTAATTATTCCATATTCAGTTAGTTTATCTTTATCCATCTTACTTATCTTACTTTTTACTTCATCCATATCAATTAACATTTAGTTTCCTCTATTTGTTTTTTCATTTTATCAAGCTTAACATAATAATGTGCTATCTCAAAGTTAAGCATTTCCAATAGTGTTGATGCTACTTTCATTGATGCGAATGTATGTTGTGATTTAAATACACTACTATCATAATATTCCTTTAGCTTCTTATCTGTAAAGCCATAAAATTTCTGAGTTTCTGGACTCTTCTTTATTATTGCAAATATTAATGATGTTACAGTTATATAATTCTTATCATTAAATTTTGCACAAGCATTATTCCAAGCGTTGTCGCTTATATGTGCGTGCATTTCCCATATCGCTCTATGTTTTCGTATCTTTAAAATATCTCTAATTAATCGATCTTTTGCGCTTCCGTTTTTAATATCGAAGTGACGTTTACGAAGTGTTTTTGCTATGTATTGTAAGTGCTTATCTTTAATCATTTCCTCATTTGAATAGTAACCAAGTGCGCCTAAAATTATCATACCGACGCATAGTCTTTTATCAATATTTATCATCTCAAGATCACTTTAACTATATCAACACTGCCACCTTTAGTTCTTATTTTTCTATATAGGCGTTCCGCTTGTTCTTTTGGCAATATAGTAATTTGCGTAGTGCCATCAATTCTCTCTATCACTTGATAGTGTTTACTATTGTCTTTCATATTTTTATCCTTATTATTTTACAATCCGTGTTCTCTTCCATACTCTTGAGAGTAGCAATTGTCTTATCCGCATCTGCTTTTACTACAAATACTTGATTAAAAATTTGAGGGTTTGGCACTTCTATCGTGTAGATGAAGCATATAAGTAAGTAGCCCATTTTATTTATCTTCATTTAAAAGTTCTGTATTTTTATAAATATTTCCGATTACTTCCATACATAAATCAAATATAATATGGATATCTGGTTCTAATCTTATATGTGATTTTTCATAGCTTACTGCCATTTCAAAACGGCATCTATCTTCATTCCATATAACCTCAAAAATAGTATCAAATAAGTCTTTAATAATATCCCCCTCATAAATCTCTACACCGTTTTTATCTTTTAATCCCGTATATTGCATAAGCACTGTACCTTTAGATATGTTTTCTCCATTTATTTTTAATATGTTTCTACCTGAATACATTATTGAATCTGTCGTCCACGCTCTAAATTTAATCTCTCTCATAATATCCCTTTCAATCTTTTATAAAAATCCCAACACTGATTAGTGCTTTTAAGATTTGTTTTAGCACCTTTGTAAAACAATATTGTTTCGTAAGGAGACTTTCCTTTTTCCTCAAGCTTTGTAATAATCTCATCTATAGCCATTAAACTATTTACATTGCTCCTTAAGCACCATTGAGTAGGCTTTATGCCACCTATTCCAATTGTATCGCTTGTGGGGTGTTTTACTGCGTAATTACAATTGCTTTCCGTCATTGCTATCGCTACAACCAAAGCCCTGTGGTTCTTAGGTACTTGTTCTAGTTCTCCAAAAGAAGATTTAGGCAGTATTATGTTTATTGTCTGGTTTTCAGCTTTAGGTTTATTGCTAATCTCTTTTAGTTCGTTTACTTCTTTGTTTTGATAGAAACTAACTATTATTAAAGCGATAATTACTACTTTATATATTGGCTTCATTATTTATCCTTAAACTTAAAATCATCACAATATAATATACCCATGTCATATTCATCCATACGCTTATATATAGTACAAAATCCACTTTCATTACACATCGAGCAAGATTTCCTACGTATTGATTTCTTATGACTTACATCAAGTTTATTTAATAAATCATCAATGAAAAGTTTTATTTCTTTAGCGATAATAGTTCTATCTTCTAAGTCTCCACTTATAATTATATTTTCCAAATCTATGTATCTTTCGTACTTCATTTATTATCCTTTAATTGCAAACATAAAATATGAAAGTGATAATGTAACAAATAATATCGCAATAAGTATTTTGTCTTCCTCATTCATCATCAAGCCTTTAGGTCAATTGTTCTGTAAAATTCACATTCTCTTAATGACTTAATAGTTTCTAAAATATCAATTCGATTAAGTAGCCTGTTAATTTGATTTTTCATATGCTCGTTTTGAATAATCATATCGCAAACGTCAAGAGCATTAATTAAAATTTTCTCATCCTTACGAAATGCGAACTTATTATCTAGTATTTCTCTTCTTGTTATAGCGTCCATTATAAAACCTTTTGTGATAATTTGTAAATCGTGATATCGACTCTTGCTATTATTTTTAACAATTTTCTTTTCATCTCATCTCCAATGCTTCTGCAAATATTTCTTTAATACTATTTTCGTTAAATTCAAATCCATAAATAGAATACAAATCTGCAATTTCATTAATTGCGTTTGCTATTTCTTGCTTCCAAGTACTTACAAATAACAACAGCTCTTCATGTTCCTTTTCATTTTTTTCTCTATTTAAGAGATCATGATCGTAGTGTTCTAGTTTCATATTGTTCCTTCTTTTAGAATAAGTAACTATACAACAGGTTACCTTTTAGTAAACTTAAAAGGTATACATTTTATACAGTAAAGTTTTTGCATGATCTAGCATAATCAAGTTTCAATAAATAATATTTCTTGATATTTAAACAGTAACATTTTCCTTTTTATTTTATAAATATCAGTTTTAAACCCTTTTACGTCCTCAACTATATATTTACCATTTTGTTTGTAAGTAAAATCTGCTATATATTTTATTGCACGCTCTATTTTTCCATTGATCTTAAATGATGGTTGTAACTCAAATGTTACTTGCTCACATAACTCAGTAATATAGCCATTTTTCTCTAATAATTTTAATTCTTTTGCTCGGCTAGATTCCTTTTTAGAATCATAACCGTTCATTTTTTTATTAAAATACTTACTAGCCATTCTTTAACTTATTGATAGCGTTATCAATTGCATATTCTAGTGCATCAGTTTGTCTTATTTTACCGATCACAATAGTTGTATTTAATAGTGCTGTTAATTTTCTTAACTTATCACGAGTATCAACTGTTGATTTAATTAATATCATTTTTTGGTTCATCATCTTCCCCCTTTGCTATGTTTGGCACGTTATCAATTAAAATAATACCATGCTTACCTCTTGTTATTGCTACGTATTCAGCAGCACGACTAGCACCATAAAAGCTATTATTTGTGATAACAACGCATGGTATACTTATTCCTTGTGCCTTGTGTACAGTTCTACTTGTCGTATATCGTGCAGTAACAACACTCTTTGCGCTCATAAAATTAGCCCATGCACGTTTTCTATCTGCACTTATATCGCTTTGGTCGTATACTTGTTTAAAGGTCTCTATATCATTACATTGCGAAGCTAAATACAATATATTACCGCTTAATGATTCAATACCCATACTACCTGATATATACTTTTTAAATTGGTTGTGTATCTTCAATGATGGAGATAACTTAGCAAATAAATCATCTAGCATCTTCTTATATTCATCTTCTGTATTATCCCATAAGAGAATAAAATATTTATCCTCAATTATTGCGAGTGTACAGTATTCCAAAACTTCATCAACTGGAAATTGAATATAGAAAGTATCATCCATTGGTGATGCTTTTGTATCAGTAATACTAATCCCAGAACCACTTTTAGATATTGATAATTTAAAGCTTTTATACATACAATAACCATTCTTTTGCAATGCCGTTGTTTCATTATTTAGCAAGTCAATTTTTACATCTTCACCGTTATAAAAAACAATATCACTTTTGAAGTCACGCTTTGGATAACCATTACGATCTGTTTCCCCATTAGCTACCATTTTAGTAACTTGCACGGAAGAATTAAGATTATATTTATTATGCCCCTTACAAGTAATTTTATTAGCCATAAACTCAACTAATTTATTCCTATACTGTACGCAGCAAGATTCAGAATTTTTAGGGATAAAGTCACAGTCATTATAATCAATCTTAATAATATTTCTATCGTTTATGTAATCATCGAGATTTAGCGACTCAATTCGTCCTTCTTTATATTCTTTGAAGTCATCGAATAACTTAATCATATGAGGGTCTTGCGCTCTTAATGTTTTGTATAGATAGTGTTTTGATTGAGTGATATTATCCCATTCAACTTTTACCGATTTAACTGGTGGCAATTGCTGTGAGTCTAAAACAAATAAAACATAATTGAATTTGTGTTTATTAATTTCACGGAATAGATCAGCTCCAATCATTGAGCTTTCATCAATAATTAAAATATCAGGAGATTCAATTAAAGTATTACTACCTTTTAACAGCAATGCTTCATCTGCACTAATAGCATCATCATTGTTTGTCATCTTCATACCTAGAAAAGAATGAATAGTTTGTCCACCCAATGCACTTGCAGCCTTACCAGTCGTAGCAGTAACAATAACATTTAAGTTCATTTGTTCAGCTGTTTTAATTATAGCTCTTATTGTCGTTGTTTTGCCACTACCAGATTTTGCATCACAAACGGAGTAACGTATTGATCTATCATTAAATTCATTCAATACTGCGTCATGTATCTTCTGCTGATCTTGCGTCAATACAGGATATAAATTTATACCATCTGCATCTTTCGCATCAAACATTGATACTAATTGGCTTAGTTTCATTATTTCACCTTTTTAAAATAACAATGAAGCTTCTAACTGCTCCATTAGTTTTTTATCATTCATCATATCAGCCATAAAGTCATAAACGAATCTAAAATCATCGCTCTCACTTAAATGACAAATATCCTCTGTCCAATTACCTTCAATGGATTCAGTGTCACAGAAATATAACTTAACACCGTTTGTACCAATAACCCAGATATGATACTTATTACGTCTTTGAGTTATACCCATTGAAGCAATAGTAGCTGTCATCATTTTCTACCCCAACCCTTTTTTACAGGTTGCTCACCATCTTCTTTTGGTGATTCTTTTTTAGCACCAAATGATGACTTTGGAGTTTCCTTTACAGTTTCTTTAAACTCTTTAGCACTTGATAACCATTTATCTAACTTAGTAGGCTTACCTTCGATAGCTTCCTCTCCGTAAAATAAACCACTTTCAATATCAAAGAAATGTTCAATGCTTGCATATTCACGAGATTTTACACCATCAATTTCTCTATTCATCTGTGCAGTAATTCCAACAACTTTACCAACTAAATCAGGGAAACCATCACCTTTTTCAATCTTACGTTCTTTTGCTTCTTTATCATAAACCTCAAAACTTGTTTCCGATGGATTAACATCAAATATTTCTTTACCAAGTGCAATACCAAAAAGAGTGTTTGCGATAGATAGTCCAATATGCTGTTTTTTAACTGTTTTTCCATTATAATATTGAGTAAAATATGTATTACCATCTTTTCCAGCAACAGTAAAATATGTGCGTATTGTTTCATCTGCATCTGTTTTTGCACTGATAACTAAACTAATTGACTTTGAGCCATCTGCTTTACTATTTTGTAAATATGCCTCTGTAATTTCTACTTCATACGCATCTGTTTTGATAATACTATTATTTGAGTATTCTAACTCACTTGTTACTTCAACGTCTGCTTCTTTTTTTAACCACATAATAATTCCTTTTAGTTTGTTTGTTCTTCGTTAAGTGATTCAATTTCTGGATCACCACCTGCTATACCTAGCATACTTAATAATGAATAACGTCTTAAGTATGATGCTACACTACCACACTGCATAATTTCCGTGCTACCTTTTACAGGATCACCTAGTGGAAACATCAATGTATGTTCTACCCATTCATCGCCATGATGTAGACGAGAAATAACTAATACAAATGGCATATCATCAACTAATGTCATTCTATGCTCTTGCACTAGCGCAATTCCGTTACCACCTAAAATTGGTAACAACTTTGTTACGATTCCATTCAAAGTTAAATATGAGTATCGTTTTTCATATCCAAACGCATCATCTTTTAACTCTGGAAATTCAGCTTGCGATTTTGCAAGTGCTGTCATTAACTGACCAACACTTTTACTTGTTTTCACCTTTTACCACCTTCTTTTTGGAATATGTAACTATACAATAGGTTACCTTAAAGGTAACTTTATATATTAACATTATTTCAAACGTTTAACGATCTGAACTATATCTTTTATTGACACTGGTATTCTTCTATTGCACTCATCAAACAACCAATTAACTATGTAGTCATCATCAAAGTTATCATCTCTCATCATGTATATACAGCTAACTAAGCAGTGATGTTTGTTCCCATCCCAATAATTACTGTCCATAAATATTCTAATCCCTTTGAGCTTAGCTTCATAGTTCACCCCATCCTCTGAATATCCACTTTCTAATTCATTGCCATGCTTGTCTATCCATACGTTTCTAAGCTCACATAAGCGATAAATATTGTCAGATGGTATAATCATTGCTTTTTGTACTATCGGCGTTATTTGGTGCGTTTCTGTTACGATTACGGGGAATAATTTTCCTTCTGTATAAAATACTTCTGCATTATCAGGTGAAGAGAAAAAAAATCTTCCTCTGTCCTTCGTACTGCTGTCCACGAAAAAATATAAAGCCATAACTCTTTTCATAAGCTTATCAATTATTTCTGCTTCATTTACAGTTTGATTTAAATGTAAAAATATCCTAAACCTATCACAAACTATTCCATTTTTTTCTTTTTTGTGAGATCGTGTTGTGATAATATAATGCTCATAAGATTTAAAAATATACTGCGCTTGTATAATAGAACATCCATCATCAATATCTAGAATTAAAACATCCACACCCCCATTCCAATTCGCATTACTTCTTTTATTATTTTTGAATCTGCCAGCAGAATAGGCATACCCGCTCATAACCATTTTAGTAATGTCGCTAAATTCTACATCGTTATAATTAATGAACCCATTTGGATTTTTAGCCTCATTATGATTTGCTACTGTGAAGAACATTTCTCATTCCATCTATCTTTTTTTGCTTGTTCTTCTGCTATTTTTATTTCTTCTACACTTTTTCTTATTCCATCACTTGCTCTAACATAATCTAAATTATGATTGATTTCTTCGTACTTTGTTATCATTCCTTTCTTTTTATAATCTCTATGTTTTTCCATCCATATCAATCTCTCAGTAGTACCCCTATTTTTAGGATTCTCAAAGTCCATAAAAATTGCAGTGTCAAGATGATGCTGAACCATTACGCTTCCAAAAATTACATAGTTATTATTATCATTGTCATACTTTGATCTTTGCCCTATAATAATTAAAATTATATTTAGGTTATGCGCCATTTTTAGTAATCTATCTGATACTGTTTCATAATCACCTAATTGCCTACCTATTGTAACCTTAGTAAGCGAGTCAATGATAAAGATTCTACACCCATCTAAATATCGAATATTAATCATACGTTCTAAGTCCGCCCATTCACTGCTTTTAGTATCAACTGAAAACATTTTTTTCTTGCTATCATTATTTTCAATTAATCCTCTAAGCTTATTAGAATGATCCTGTGATAGTGATTTATAAAGACGTGATGTTCCAACCTCAAAACTATGAAAGTGCAATTTTTCGTTATTCTCTAAAAAGCCTCTAATCATCATATAAACAACATCAGACTTTCCAATATTACTCTCTCCTATTACTGCCATATAAGTTCCAAACGGTATTCCGTTACTTTCCTTTAGTAAGTATTCATCAAATGCTGTTATGTTTGTCAAAACAGTTTCTATAATAGGATTTCCATCAATGTCAATGTCAAGTTTAGCACGCTCTCTTGCAAAAATATCCTCTATAAACTCCCATCCATCTTTTACACCATCATTTAGCTCATCAAAAATATTATCAATAGCTTTTAATACAGCATTTTTTTGTGCTTGTAAGTCCCTAAATTTAGATATATAATCCTTTGGTGTTTTAACACCTGATTGTATTACTGATGACATAATTAGGATATCATTAATTAGTACATCTTTAAATTCAATTAGATCACTAAGTTCCATTTCTTTTAAATTCTTCATTATTATTGTCCTGTATTTTGATCTATTAACTCTTGTAATTGATCTATTTTTAAAATGTTACATAACGCTTTTGGTATCTTTTTACTTTCGTTATATGCAGTAATCTCATCATCAATGGCAAAATTTATTATTTTATAATTTGTCAATGATGAATTAGCAGGAAGATTAAACTTATGCTTCATTATGTTTAAGAAGTTTTTGAATGTATCTATTTTTCTAACATCATTACGTCCTGATGCTTTATTATAAAACTCTCGTGTGTAGTTCTTCCAAACATTATTAAACTCTTCTGTATACTCCATATTAGGTTTAGTCTTACTTGTTTTCTTATCTTTGTTGCTTGGTGTTACTTTAGCGGAATGTAGTGGAGCGTGTTCTACCTCTCTACCTTCTACCTTTTTACCTTCTACCTTACCTAACGCGATGTCGCCCGTATTCGCTGAGAGTTCGCGCGAACATTCAAAATCAAGGCTTAAAACATCATTTTCGTATGATAATTCATTAACTTTTCTATCTATTTCGGAAAGCAATATAGAAATATCATCCTGTCTAATAGGTATAGTTGCAGTTATTGGGTGTCGTGTTGATTTGTTATACCCGAAAAAAAGTAGCAGTTTATAATTAATTATCCTGCCTTCATAAGCTGTTGATATTTGGATAGACCCACCAGTAAATCTATCAATATCATATTCAGTGTATTTTTCTATAATTTTATCAATCATATTAAGCCTATATATTAGTAATAGTGTTAATAATATAGTCTATATGCTTAGAATAATTATTATATCCATTCTGAGTGTCATATTTTTCCTCTCTTATTTTATAATCATCACTTTTATATATGATTATGTTATCTTGATCTTTAACTAATACTTGTAGATAGAATGATGAATTAATTTCTTTTTCTATAGTACCAACTTTTAGCGTTTTAAACGCATCTTTATTATGGAAAGTAGTTCCATCAAACGTAAAATATTGTGACATTATAAGTCCTATTTTTGATTGCTAGTCAGTTAATGTAAGTTGAGGATTTTGTAAATGAAGATTAGCCGTCTCATTTATCAACAACTCCAAGAATAGGGAGAGACGGCTAGGTGTTGCCCTATTCTTGCAATTGTTCTATACGTATTATAACAAAATAATTATAAATAAGGCATAAAGCCCTATTTAATCATAAGCGTTGTATTAGTAACTAACTCTGCACCGATTACACACTCACCAGACTTAATGGCTGTCTTAATTGCTGTCTTATCCGCTTCGTATGTAGTCTTAACTCTGGAGTATTTACCTTGCATATTAAAGCCTTCTACAATATTTACCAATTCACTTTTACGTGTTGAGAATGAAAACTTTTGTGTTTTTAGTTTTGCATCAGGTAGCTCAATCAATGCAGATAACATTAAACTTTTTAGGCTTGTGTGATTATTTTCTAATCGTTTAGCACGTTCATTTAATCGTTTTGTTTCACGCTTTAAAGCATCTGATTGTAATTCAAGTTCATTAAGTATGTAGGCACAACCCTCTAGCTTGTCAGATAGTGTTACGCATAGGCTATTAAATAGCTCATTGATTGTTTGGCTATCATCTACAATCTCACCAGTCTCACTATCGTACTGTTCATTTTCTGCTAAGTCACGAAGAGTTCTAAATTCTTCTGCGATATTATATATTTTCATGTTACACCTTTTTTTGGAATAAGCAATCATATAATAGGTTACCTTTAAGGTATATTAATATATTGTAATTCGAGATCAATTAAGATATAATAAAAAATCAGTTTAGCGTTATTCGTTACTGTTGCAGTGGTTAGCTTTTCGCCTTCTCTGACTACTGCATAAATCTCCAATCAAAATACAAAACATTTTAACTGCGTTCAACTTTTGGAGATTTTTGATATAATACACTTTGAAAGTTTTGTTAGGCGGTATTCACTACCTCCATAGCATTACCGCCTAGTAAAATTTATAAGTCTATGGAGGACTTCAATGCGTATAGCAACTCTCTTCTCAGGCATCGGCGCACCAGAACAAGCAATGCACCGAATTAATCCAAACTTTAAAACTATATTTGCGTGTGAATGGGATAAATTTGCACGAAAGAGTTATTCAGCGATCTATAATATAGACGAGGCACATTTTCATAAAGATGTTCACGATATGGATGGCACACAGTATCAAGGTAAGGTAGATATCTTAGTAGGTGGATCACCATGCCAAGCTTTTAGTATTGCAGGCCTTAGAAGTGGAACTAATGATGAAAGAGGACAATTAATCTATCAGTATATCCGTATAGTTGATGAAGTAAAAGCACCGATTATTGTCTATGAAAACGTTAAAGGTATGTTATCGATAGATGGTGGAAGGACTATAAAAGAATTTGTACAGGCGTTGCGTGATATTGGATATCATTGCCACTATGAAGTAGTAAATACTAAAGACTATGGAGTTCCACAAAATCGTGAACGTATCTTTTTAGTCGGATTTTTAGATCACGAGGCATATCTTCGTTTTAGTTTTGCACCGAAGCAAAAATTAGAGAAGCGATTAAAAGACGTTTTGGAAGATAGTGTGGATGAGAAGTATTATTTAAAAGATAGTACGATAGCTCAATTTACTGAAAAAACAGAACGTGCAAAAAGAGAAGGAAACGGATTTGCTTTTAAGCCATCAGTTGGAGATAATATAGCCTACTCAATCACTACAAAAGCAGGAGGAAGAGTAGACGATAATTTTATTGATGTTATCGGGTTACTAGACTGCAAAGGCACAGATCAAATACGTAGAGTTTATGGTATTGATGGAGTTGCAGCGACGCTAACTACTATGCAGGGTGGTAATCAAGAGCCGAAGATATTGCAATTAGGTCGTGGTTTTAATAATGGTGGAGAACATAACATTTGTCCTACATTAACGAGATGTAGTTTTGAAAATAATAATTTTGTAAAAACTTGCTTACAAGAAATAACTCCAAAAATAGGAGCTATGAGAGGGCGTAATCATGAAAATCCTAAAAGTCGGTTAGTAGGTTTAGAAACTGTACAAATGATAGAAATGAACGAAAATGGAACGTCAAATTGTTTAACAACGGTACAAAAAGATAATTTAGTTGTTGAGCCTCAGCGTATCAGAAAACTTACTCCTCTTGAATGTTGGAGGTTACAAGATTTCCCTGACGAAGCACATAATAAAGCAAAAGCAGTGGGGGTATCTGATAGTCAGCTTTATAAACAAGCTGGAAATTCAATGTCAGTAAACGTGTTAGAAATGATATTTAGACAAATTATAAGCGGAGAAAATAGTGACTCGCTTTTTTAATAACAAAAAAATATAAACAAAGGAAATAACAATGAATGATAATATTAACCCGAATCATTATACGAGCATGAGTATTCCACCTAATGTTTACATAACAGCTAATGATTTATGCTGGGAAGTTGGTAACGTCGTGAAGTACATCTCTAGGTACGAGGGAAAGAATGGTTTAGAAGATTTGTTAAAAGCAAAGAAGTATATTGATTTATTAATTGAAAGAAAGTATCCAGATTTTAATAATGCGCTGTAACTACTTTATTTTGACAAAATGTTATAATACAACAACAAAAGGGATGAACAATGAATACACCTGAAGCATCAAAGTATCTAAGGATATCTAGGGCGGAGCTAATCAAACTCACAAACACTGGACGAATCAAAGCAAAACATGGGATTACTGTTACTTGGGATAAAGAGGCACTCGATAAATATTTAGCGAATAAGCAAGGTAAGAATGTATTACCTAGTATGAGTTCGTGCGATGTCGTAGCTGTGGGAGCTTAAACGTGGCTGAAAAGAAGCCTCTTACTCAAAAACAAGAAAATTTTTGTTTATCATACATACAAAATGGTAATGCAGCTGAGTCATATAGGAAATGCTACAATACTGAAAATATGAAAACAGAGAGTGTTTATCGTAAAGCTACTGAATTAATGGCAACCGTCACTATTACGTCACGCATTAAAGAGCTACGAGATAAAGCCGAATCTAAAGCTATTATCACACTAGAACAGCGTAAGGAATTACTATCAAAGTTTGCATGGGAAGAAGAATCAGATAAGGCTATGAAAGCTATCGACCTACTTAATAAGATGGACTCAGTGTATGTTCAAAAGCAGGACATAACAACAAGTGGCACAGTGAGTATATTTTTACCAACTCCTGATAAAGATAAGTAATGGCAGATTTAGAGTGGAGACCTACACCGAAGCAAAAGTTAGCATTAGAAACAACAGCTAAGTATATTTTGTTCGCAGGTTCTCGTGGTGGTGGTAAGACTGATGCTTCATTAATGCAGGTATTTATAAACAATAATCATATGAACCCACACTTTAGAGTATTAGTATTAAGAAAAAATACACAAGATTTATCGGACTACATTGCTAGAGCATGGCGTGTATATGAAAAGTTTGGTGCTAAGAAAGCAGGAGTATTGCCGGTATTTAAATTCCCTAGTGGTGCTACTATCATCACAGGGCATCTTGCATCAATGGACGCTTATGAGCACTACCAAGGACAAGAGTTTCAGCTTATCCTAATTGAAGAGCTTACACACATAGCATCACAGTTACTATTTGAAAAGATACTTGGCTCATTACGATCTACTATTGATGGTATCGATACAAGGTTATTCGCCACTACCAATCCGGGAGGACAAGGACATGAGTGGGTTAAAGAGTATTGGAATATTGGCAGTGGAATAGTAGATAAAAAGTTTGATGATAATGGACTAAGTAAAATCTACATTCATGCTAACATTGACGATAACCCACACCTATTCGATGCTGACCCTGAATATGTTAGTTACTTAGATAACCTACCAGAAGATTTAAGACAGAAGTGGAGGTTTGGAAGCTTTGAGGACTTCGATACTCCTGCACAGTTCTACGCACTATCACTTACTAAGGCAAAGGCACAAGGTCGAATTATGTCTATACCAATAGTTAGCTCATTGCGTACATTCGCCGCTTTTGACTTAGGTATGAGAGATCAGATGGTAGTATGGGTAGCACAGATATTTGGTAAAGAAGTACGTGTAGTGAAGTGTTATGCTAATCGTGGGGTAAACATCGAGCATTATGCAAATTGGTTAAATGATCTAAAAGATGCACATGATCTACGCTTTGAAAAGGTATTCGTGCCACATGATGCTAACGTGAGAGAACTTACAAGTGATGGTACACGATTTGATAAGATGAAACAGCTAGGCATGAAGCCTGACCTATTACAACGTGCGGATGTACTTAGTGGGATTGAAACAGCAAGGGATTTACTAACTCATTGCTACTTTGATGAAGAGGGATGCAAGGATGGGTTACGTGCGCTTAGGGCATATGGTAGAGAATTTGATAGTAAAAATAATAGATATAAAGATAATCCACTACATGACTGGTCGAGCGACTATGCAGATTCATTTAGATACTTAGCACAAGGGTTATTAAAATCATCTGCAATACGTACTGTTCAACCCTCCGCACCAGTACCTATTCAATCATGGATGGGGAATTAACTTTATACGCTATAATTGTACAACTGAATTAAATATAAATAAACGGGGATATGATGGATATTATCAAAACACTACCTATTGATATGCAAGAAGAGGGAAAAGATGGACTATTAAAGCTTGCAAGAAGCAGGGCAGTATTAGCATCATCATATTGGCGTAACACCTATACTATGTCAAAAGAGGATACGTCTTTCGCATATGGAGACCAATGGGATTCTAAAGCAATGGAGTCACGATCTGGTAGACCTACATTAACTCTTAATAAGCTAGGGCAATTTGTATACCGATTAGTAGGAGATCAAAGACAAAACGTTCAGTCTATTAAACTTATGCCTTCTGGTAATTTCGATGGCAAGTTAAAAAACACTGATGCTACAAAAGACTACAAGATGAGCGAAGTGTTAGAAGGTCTTGTGCGCAATATAGAGCTAATCTCTAATGCACCATACCAATATAAGACATCATTTCAACACGCAGTAGAGGGTGGCTTTGGGTGGCTTCGTGTCCTTACCGACTATGCAGAGAATGATAGCTTTGACCTTGACTTAAAAATTCAAGCTGTACGTCATAGATATTCTGTAACTATTGACCCTGATGCTAATGAACCAGATAGTAGTGATATGAATTATGCGTTTATCACTGAGCGTATGAGTAGTGACGAGTTTTATAAACGATATCCCGGAAAGTCTAGAGGAGAACTACAAAACATAGAATCATCCGCAGTGTCTTTTTGGGGAGATGATAAAACCGTAGTAGTATCTGAGTATTTTGTAAGACAGCCAGTTGTAAGAGAATTACTACTTATGAATGACGGCTCTACCTATTGGATGGATGAAGTTAAAGACATAGTAGATGAAATGGCAAGAATGGGTGTAAAAGTAGCTCGTACTCGTAAAGTTAATACTCACAAAGTTCTATGGTATAAAATTACAGCAGGTGATATTTTAGAAGGACCTAAAGAGTGGGTAGGTTCTACAATTCCAATCGTTCCAGTATTCGGTAAAGAGATTGCACTAAATGGTAAGAGAGAGTTTAGAGGTTTAATCCACGATGCTAAAGATGCACAACGTATGCACAACTATTGGATGAGTGCAGCAACAGAACGTGTAGCACTTGCCCCTAAATCTCCATGGGTTGCTCCTGCTGAGGCGATTGAAGGTTTTGAAGATCAATGGAATACAGCGAATATAACAAACTGGTCCGTACTGAAATATAATGAGCTACCAAGTGGAGCAAGACCAATACGAACAGACCCACCACCGATGCCGAGCCAAGAGCTACAAATCGCCGCACTTAGTGAGCAAGGTATTAAGTCATCAATAGGACTATATGATGCAACACTCGGAAAGAATAGTAATGAAACAAGTGGTATCGCTATTCAAACACGACAACAACAAGGAGATACAGCTACATTCGTATTTACTGATAATCTAAATCTTGCTATCCAACGTATTGGAAAGATATTAGTTGAGGCTATACCAGCAGTATATGATGGTAATCGTGTTATTCGTATGCACTTCGCGGATGGTCAAGGTGATTTTGTAGAGATAAATAAGTCAATAAAAGATGAACAAACAGGCGAAACGGTAATAGTCCACGACTTAGGTATGGGTAAATATGATGTAGCAGTTACGACTGGTCCACAATATCTTACACAACGACAAGAAGCAGCAAGTACAATGCTTGAATTTGCAAAAATTGTACCACAAGCAGGTCAAGTAGGTGCAGACCTTATCGCTTCAAACATGGATGCACCAAACATGGATATCATGGCAGACCGTCTTAAAAAGCTATTACCACCTAATATGCTATCACCTGAAGAACAAAAAAGTGTGCAAGAAGGACAACAGCCTCCACCGCCAAGTCCTGAACAACAACAAGCACAAGCACAGCTCCAAGCAGAACAACAAAAGATGCAGGGCGACCAACAGATGATGCAGATCAAATTAGAGATTGAGAAAGTTAAATTACAACAAGCCGAAGTATCTGCGCAACAAGCACAAGTATCAGGACAGCAAGAGATAGCTAAGAATAGTGCAAGTGGAGATCAGTCACAAGATGTACAAATGATTCAAAGTATGGTACATGATGCAGTAGCTCAAGCAATGGCGTCTATGATTTCACATTCAAGACAACAACAAGCTCAAGCAGCACAACAAGCACAAGCACAAACAGAACCTCAATCACCGCAAGAAGAAGCTACAGAACCTACACAAGAAGCACCGCAGCAAGAACAAATAGAGCAATAACGCTCTATTTCCCACTCATTTAAGAATAACTTAATAACTAATTACAACAAAAATAAACAAATAGTGTTATAATATTATTGTAACAAAAAACCAACGACCTATAAAAGGGGAACGAATATGGAAAAAGATACCAGTGGTTTTACCATTGAGAGTAACAAACCAATCATTGAAGAAGTTATAGAACCCGTTATTGAAGCGGATGAAGTAGCTGCTCCATCGAGTGAAGAAGAAGTGGAAGCGGTGAATGAAGCACCAAAGCCACAAAGTAAATCACGCGCACAAAAACGGATTGAAACACTCATTCAGGAGAAACACGACTTAGCAAGAAGGTTGCAAGATGCAGAGGCAAAAGCAGCTACTCCAAAAGCTAAAGAATTGGACCCAGATTCTTTCGAGGATTATGACGATTACTTAGCAGCAGTAGCAGAAGAGAAGCCTTCAGAAGTAAAAATAACTCAACCTATCATAGATGATATGGCAGTTGTTATGGAACAAATCAATGAGAAGTTTGAAGATAGCAGAGAGCTACATGATGACTTTGATGATAAGGTAACAAACCCATCTTTAGCATTTACTAATGACCTTTTAAAGATGATTAACGAGAGCGATGAAGCAGGTGAAGTCGCATATTACCTCGCAAATAACCTGAAAGAAACTAAGCGTATTTCACAACTTTCACAAGGGAAGATGGCTATTGAAATTGGAAAGATTGAATTAAAACTTAATCATCCTAAAGAAGTAGAGAAACCTTTACCTAAAAAGATTACGCAAGCACAAGACCCAATCAATCCAGTAGGTGGTGCCAATGGAGCACCTAGAACAATCTATGAGGCTACAACTCAACATGAGTATGAAGCAATGCGTAGAGCTACGTCCAAGTCTAACGGCTGGGCATAAAGGAAATTAAATGCCACAAACAACTGGTGTCGGTGGAGTATTACTCACAAGTGACCTAATTCTAAAAGAAATGATGTTTCAATTCAAAAATAATCTTGTTGCGTGTAAACGCGTATATCGTGACCTTGAAAAACGTATGGTTGCAGGTGTTGGTAATGCTGTAACTATTAAAAAACCATTTAAGGTTACATCAACAGAAGGTCGTACTATCGGTATTCAACCATTAGTAGATCAGTCAATTACATTAACAATTAATCGTCAGCGTAATATTGGTTTGACTTTTACTATTCAAGACCTTTCATTATCAATCGATGAATTTTCAAACCGTTATATTATGCCAGCAGTTGGAGAAATTGCTACACAAATGGAGCTATCAGTATTGACTGCTGCTAAAGAAGCATACTTTATGACTGGAACTGTTGGTGCTGATTTATCTTACTCTGGTTTTGCATTAACTAAAGCACAAATGAATGGTGTTGCTATACCTGATGAGGGTACTGGTATGCGTTCTGCACTTATCAATGACATGGATGCAGCAAATATCTCTAACTCATTAGCTACATTGTTCGCTGGTGGTGGTAGTCTTGCAAAAGATTCAATTCAAAAAGGTTACATGGGACCACTAAGCGGTATGGAGTTCTACTCTAGTTCATTAGTACCTACGCATACAGTTGGAAATTACAGTGGTACTCCATTATCAAATAATGCAACAGCTCAAACTGGTAGCTCTATTCTTACTAAGGGGTGGACGGCTTCTGTTACAGGAATTTTACGCAAGTATGATACTATTACTTTTGCAGGTGTTTATGAAGTAAACCCAATCACAAAGGTTTCAACTGGACGCTTACAAACATTTACAATAATGGCAGATGCAAATAGTGATGCGAGTGGTTTAGCTACATTAAGTGTAAGTCCTTCTATTAATGATGGTACATTAACAACTGTTGATACAGAGGGTACAACTATTTCTTTGGCTGCATATAAAAATGTATCGGCTGCAATTGCAAATAATGCATCAATTACTGTAATGGGACTTGCAAACGGTGTTTATCGTATGAACTTCTATATGCACAAAAATGCAATTGCACTATGTGTACCATCTATGGAGCTTCCAAGTTCAGCAGTAGTAGCAGAGCGTATCACAGACAGCGAAAGTGGATTAACTCTTTCACTTACTAAAGGTTATGATATTAATGCTCATAAAGAGATCACACGTATTGATGCAATTTGGGGAACTAAACTTATGAACCCTGAACTAATCTTCAAACAATATACAGCGAAAATCGCTTAATTGATCGTCCTCTCTTTGGAGGGGATTATTCAACTAAACAAAACAAAGGATAAACATGAACCCATTAGCTTATTGGATGTATAACATTAAAACCGCAGAGGCAAAACTATTTAATAGTGCAGATGAATATGTAGAGGAAGAATGGGCTGATACACCTGCATTATGTGACGAGCAAATTACTCCACAAGAAGAAGAAGCACAAGCAAATCGTATCGTACTTAAAGAGGAAGCTACTGCATTGGGGCTTGAATTTTCAAGTAATATCAAAACTGCAAAACTTATCGATATGATTGTAGTTGCTAAAAGTAGCAGTATCGCACCAGAAGTCGAGTAAGGGTAATCAACATGGAAAAGACAACCGAACAGATGATACAAGACAAGGGGCTTAACGCTCCAAGACTCACTCCAACATTGATTGATGAAACCATCGTAAGTGAACAATACTATGTTTTTCCAAATACAACTTTGACAGTTTGTAGATTGGAATTAAAAAATGGTTTTAGTGTAACAGGTGAATCTGCCGCTGTATCGATGGCTAATTTTGATGAAGAGATTGGGCGTAAAGTTGCACGAGAAAATGCACGAGACAAGATTTGGACTTTAGAGGGATACCTACTTAAGCAAAAACTATTCGATACAGGAAACTAAATGCTAATCACAAGCACCATCAATGGAGCATTACGCCTTATTGGTGTACTTGCAGCAGGAGAAGAAGCATCTCCAGAAGAGCATAAGGATGCACTAGAAAGATTAAATGGAATGATCGAGGGTTTTAATATCCAAAATCTAACCGTATCATATTTACAAGAAAAGACCTATGTTGCACCATCGACTGGGTGGGCTTCTCATATTACTATCGGAAATGTAGCTGGTAACACCTATGTAGAGACTGCACCAATCTCTATTACATCAGCATTTTTTAGAGATGTATCTGGTACAGATTTTCCATTACTTCCTATGGGTGAAAATCAATGGTCGGCAATTAATTATAAGAATGTAGTTGCAATACCTACACGATATTTTGAAGTCTATCACGGGGTTACACTTGATTTACAGTTTGATACTATACCTATGGATGGTTACGTACTTCATCTTATGGTAAAATTACCTTATACAGGAAACTATCTACCTACTGATAATATCACATGGGATTATGGTTTTGAGGAAATGCTACGTTATCAACTAGCAGTACGTCTAGCTCCTGAGTATGGTGCTCAATTACGTCCAGAAGTAGTAGGTACTGCAATAGAATTAATGAGAAATATTAAAAACAGAAATGCAACAAATATTTTTTTAAATGTAGATAATGGATTACAAAATAAGACTCATGGCTATTATAATATTAATAGCGGTACCAATAGATGACTGTACCTTTTGCTATTGCTACCTCACAAGCACGTAATAATAAAGGTAACAATGAAACCTTGATAAATATGTTTGCAGATATAATGCCACCTAATGCAAAAAGTGGGGTTACTCTACTTGGAACTCCGGGGTGGATACTAAAGAATACAATTGAAACTCCACCAATTATTGGTATGCACTATTTCAAGAATGAGCTTTATATAGTAACAAAAACATTTATTTATAAGATTGATTCATTTAATCATATAACTACTATTGGAGCAGTAGATTTTAGTACAAGAGATAGTGTATCTATAGCAGATAATGGTATTGCAATGGTAGTAGTTGGAGGTAATGGGTATTCATATGATGGGCTATTTCTCACACAAATAACAGATGTTGCTTATTACCCATCTGATACAGTTACATTTCAGGATGGATATTTTATTTTCAATAGATCAGGTACGGGGCAGTTCTTTATAAGTCGCCTATATTCTGTAACGTTTGACCCATTAATGTATGCAACCGCTGAGGGTTCACCAGATAATATCGTAGGACTAATCTCTATCCACCAGCAACTATGGCTATTTGGAACTAAGTCAATAGAAGTATGGTATAACAGCGGAGATTCACTATTCCCTTTTGACAGAGTACAAGGCTCATTCTCATTACGTGGATGTATCAATTATAAAACAATAGCTACAACTAATAATGCAGTATTTTGGGTAGGAGATGATAATGTAGTTTATGTATCAAACGGATATACTCCTAATCCTATCAGCACACCTGCAATTGAATATCGACTTGCTACAAGAGGTACTAAAGATTTTAGAGCATTTACTTATACAGAAGAGGGACATTACTTTTATGTGCTTACTATTGATGGATTAACAACCCTAGTATATGATATGAAAACAGCACTTTGGCATACGAGAGAGTCTTTAGCTTCAACATGGGGGCTTAGAAATATGGTAATGGATGAACAAGGTACACTATATGGAGCGGATATATCAAGTGGTAATATCTATAACGTAGGGCTAGATTATCATACAGAGAATGGACAAACTATCCTACGTACTGCTGAAACTTCTCCATTTAGTAATGGGGTTGATTACTTTACATTAAACAAATTTGAAATCGATATGGAGACTGGGAAATCACTTCCAAGTATTGAGGATACAAT